TTCCGTAGAAATGTGTTATTTACTTTAAAGATAATATTAAGGTTAAGAGGGTATAAAGTACATGACCATAGAACAGAGAGTTACATGACAATCAGTAAGAGCATCAATGGAGAGTATGTAGAGAACTATATTTATATATTTGGTGGTAAGGATGAAAGGTCTCAAGATTTAGTACAAGGTTTTACAAGTGGTGGTTTCTTCTTTGACGAGGTAGCTTTAATGCCTGAGTCGTTTGTTAACCAAGCGGTAGCAAGATGTAGCGAAGAAGGTAGAAAGCTTTGGTTCAATTGCAATCCGGATGGACCATTCCATTGGTTTAAAAGGGAGTGGATAGATAAAGCAGAGCAGAAAGGGTTATGGCGACTAAGGTTCTTATTAGAGGACAATCCAAGCTTAAGTGCAAAGACCATTACGTTCTATAAGAATATGTTTAGTGGTGTATTCTATAAGAGGTTTATATTAGGATTGTGGGTAGTAGCAGAAGGTATAATATATGATATGTTTCATGAAGAGGAGAACCAATATAGTGAAGGTGAAGGGCCAGATTATAGTTTATACCATAGAAGGTATTATACGATAGATTATGGAACAGTGAATCCATGTGTCTTTCTTGAAGTAATAGAACAGAATGGTATTTACTACCAAGAGAGCGAATACTATTATAATAGCAAGAAGCCAGATGGAACATCACAACAGAAAGAGGACTCAGAATACGCAGATGATTTAGAAGCTTTCATAGGGAGCAAACCTTATGTGGTAGGAATAGTAGACCCAAGCGCAGCTTCATTCAAGGTAGCAGCTAAGCGCAGAGGAATAAGGTTGAAGGATGCAAGAAATGATGTAGAAGATGGAATACGCTTAACAGCATCTATGATAAAGCTACGTAGATATAAGGTGAATAGGGATAAGTGTCCTAATACAATAAAGGAATTCAGCTCATATGCGTGGGATGCTAAGAAAGCATTGAAGACAGGTAATGAAGAACCAGTTAAAATGAATGACCATGCAATGGATGCAGTAAGGTATTTTAATTATACAATAGTAAGAGTAATTCGAGGATGGGATAAAGCAGCTTAATATAAGGGAGGTATAAATAGGTGAATAGAAAGCAGCGAGAGAAGCACAAGGTAGCAACAATGGAAGCACCAAAGCAAGCAGCAGCACAAGATAGTTTTGAGAACTCATTGGCAAGGCTAGGGGCGAACTCAGAAAACCTAATGAATTCAACGCAATATCCAATAGTACGTTTATCTCAGAACTTTAATTTGATGAACTCCTTATATAGGAACTCTTGGATAATAAAGAAGATAATAAATGCAGTACCAGAGGATATGTGTAAGAATTGGTTTAGTATATCCGCTGAGCTTAAACCAGATATGCAAGATAGATATAATAAGCTTGAGCAGCGCACAAAGTTAAAGGAAAGAATATTAGAAGGGCTTTATTGGGGAAGGCTTTATGGTGGCGCTGGTGCGCTCATATTGATAGATGGGCAAGACCACATGCTGGATTATCCATTGGTACCAGAGTCAATTCTTCCCAATGCATTCAAAGGACTTATGGTAGTAGATAGGTGGTCAGGAATATATCCATCGAATGAGCTAATAACGGATATATGCGACTCAGACTTTGGGTTACCTGAATTCTATGAGATAAGAAACGCAGCGGGAGTAATAGAGCAGAAAGTCCATCATACTCGTATTATCAGATTCTTGGGAAGGAAACTACCTTTCTGGGAGAATCAGGTAGAGGTACATTGGGGAGCAAGCGAAGTAGAACATGTATATGATGAATTGGTGAAGCGTGATAATACATCGTGGAATATAGCAAGCCTAATATTTCAAGCTAACGTGTTAGTTGATAAGGTTGATGGATTGGACCAATTACTTACATTATCAGACCCCCAAGCGCAGAGAGACTTCTATAATATAAAGCAAGCGCAGAACCAATTAAGGAATAGCAGCGCTTTAATGATGATAGGTAAAGATGAAGAAGTAACGTGCATGAACTATACGTTTGCTGGGTTAAGTGATGTATACAATGACTTCATGCTTGATATAGCGGGAGCAGCAGAAATGCCAGTAACCAAGCTATTCGGAAGGGCACCATCTGGAATGAATGCTACCGGAGAAGGCGATGAGGACAATTACTATGATATGATAGGGCAGAACCAAGAGTCAGTATTAAGGCCAAAGCTTGAGAAGCTACTTCCTATTATGTTCATGAGTGAATTTGGATATGTACCCGGAGATTTGGGATTAAAGTTCAATCCTGCAAGAACTCCAAGCGATTCAGATGTAGCGGACTTAGTACAAAAGAAGGTAACAGCAATAAAGGATGTATATGATAGTGGTATAATAACTCAGCGCATAGCAATGCAGGAATTACATGAGATATCATATACTACTAATATGTTTACTTCTATAACGGAAGAGGACATTGCAGCAGCGAAACAAGACTTTAATGATGAAGGTTTATTGGGTGGTGGATTAAATGGCGCAATCGAAGGATTGGGATTTGGCGAGACAGATGGAGGAGAAATACCGCAGGAGCCTCTTGGGAATACAAGCGGAGATAATGAAAGCAATAGAGGGACTAACAGAACCTCTGGAAATCCAATCAAAGCTGCAATTGATAACATCCTCAGCCAAATTCGTAAACCTAAGTAAGTTAATGGCAACTCGAATGGTTACAATGGCCAACCGAGTTAATGCTAAGAATTGGAGAGAAGCAGCAAAGGAAGCTACTAGGAGTAGGGATATATATGCAGCATTAAAGCTAGTAATTGACAGTCCTAACATTGGCTCAGTGATAAGGGAAGCAATACACAGCAACTCTTATTATATAAAAACAATGCCATCCCAAGCTGCTTTGAAGGCTACGAGGTTCATTTCTGAGCGCACTATTCAAGGTATGCGTAGCAAAGATATTGCCAAAGAATTAAAAGAGCAGATAGCGCAGCATACTAGGGCGAGCGCTGAGTTAATAGCTCGTACAGAGAGCAGCAAAACAATGACGGCATTAACTCAAGCACGTAGCCAAGATATGGGAATGAATTGGTACATCTGGAGAACAGCAAATGATGGAAATAGGGTGAGGAAATCACACCAATTAATGAAGGATGTGCTATGCAATTACAACTATCCTCCATCGCCTGAAGAAATGGTAGGGGAGAAATCAGCGGGAGAGTATAACGCAGGGAATATATATAATTGTAGGTGCTACCCTAGACCTCTCATAAGCACTAGAAACATCCAATGGCCAGCGAAAGTTCATTGGAATGGTGTAATTAAAACTATGACATTGCTTGAATTCCAAAAGGTAGCAAACTTTAAATTTATAGAGCAAGAGAAGACTATTGGAAAGCCTATGAAGCAAGGACCTAAGCAGCAAAATGTATACCAGTTAGGTAGGGATATGTGGGAAGAGCCACATTGGTACGATAAAGCTTTTGGAAATGCGAACGAGCATTCTATTGCTAAGATGATAAGGGACGCAGCTAAATCGAGCGCAGGAAGCGGGGAGAGGGATGAAATACAAGCAGCTATATTTAAACATCAGAAATTTGATGGATTACCTCACCTCCTAGAAGCGCATGAAATGGATTTAATGGCTAAGGAATTCATACCTGTATTCAGAGGAATTGGTGGAGATACCGCAGCAAGGTATGTAAGTGAGTTTAAGCTTGGAGAGTTCTATCCGGGTAAAGGTATATATGGAAATGGAACTTACACAGCAACGGAATATGGAACAGCTAAGAGTTACGCAGATTTCCAAGAGGATAATATCATGCATATGGGAATACGTAAAGATTCTAACATTATCACACATGAGGACATTCTTGCTAAACAGCGAGTAGAACGTCGAAAGCTCCACAACAAAACGAATATGACTCAAAGAGATTCAAACTTAGCGGCAATCATAGAAGATGAGGGAAAATACGCAACCTTATTAGGTTATGATGCAATTCATGTTGAAGATGAGGGATACTACGTAGTTCTTAATAGGACCGCTCTGTACGTCAGAAAATAGTTGTTTACAAATTTGACTTTCCGGTATATATTAAAAGAATAGTAACTACTATAATAGTATATAGTAATATAAAAACAGTAGTATTATTATAGGTGAAGAAAGGAGGTATATTATAATGGAAGTTAAAGTAAGTCAGAAACTAGCAACTATAAAGCAGAGAGCGATATATTTGTTCAGCTTGCGTAAAGTTGGTTTGGATGAGTATGAGCAATTCAGAGCGGAACTATTAACGGTTGATAAGATGCAGGACTTCACTAAAGAGACTATTGGATTTATAAATAAGGTTAACAATTTAATGAAAAAAGTGTAAATAATGCTTTACAATATCTTTTATATATGATATAATGTACTTAGCTCAGAAATCGAGCAAATAGCTCTTAGGGGAGAAAAATTATGGGATTCAGAATTCAAATATATGTAAGTAGAGCAATTGGTTGGAAAATGGGATTGGTTACATATCCATCGATAGATGCAATGGCAGGGCGCTTGAAGAGTTTACAAGCTGTAGGTATTAAATACCGCACCATGCATGAATCAGAATTGTTTAGGTAGTAAGCTGAAAAGCTCTATAATATAGTTCTCAGTTGAGAGGTAGAAGATGCGGGCATTGTATTTTAATGAGGTGCTGGTAGATTTGTTTTCTACGCAAGAAGAAGCTTTGTTTTACTACCTGTTTCTCAGGGACATAGGAACTAACGTTCGAATTGAGATATTAGGTAGAAACTGGCTAGGATAGCAACCTTAGTTAAGGGATTCCATTAGGATTCCTTTTTCTATGCTACAAATT